AGGAAATATCTCAGAGCTAAATATCCTGAATCAGTATCTGTAGATGGTCTGGTTTATGGAATACAGGCATAATGCCAAGAATAGCAACACGAGGAGACGTCTCTAATCCAAAAAGAAAAGGATACGATTTTCGTATTGATGACTTTTTATTTAGAGCAGCAGTAGGTCCTAACAGACAGATGACTATAGAGTCATCAGATGTTAAAGGACAGGAGATAGATGTTAGACAAAATGCAGAAGACTTTACAAGAAACTTAGGTCGTATATATTCACGTAATGATTTTTCTGGTGGTAGTAATTTAGATGTAGCACATAGAAGAAATGGTGGACCAAATGACATCAATAGATTTTGGGATAGTAAAGGTGTAGAAGTCTTTGGTAAAGATAGAGGAACTTCCTATGATTTACAATTACTACACACTACACAGATAACAGCTAGTACAGCTTTTTCATCTACAGATGATGACAATGCTTTAGCTATAGTTGGTACAACTGTTTACATTTCAGATGATAACGTGTTACAAAAATCTACAGATGGTGGAGATACATTTTCTACTGTCACAACAGGTTTGACTGCAGGTTATCACATAAAAGGATTAGCTGCACATGGAGATTTATTATACATAACTGCGAACAATGGTTCTGCAGGAGAAATAGAAAAACTTACAAGTGGTGGAACATCCTCACAAGAAATGTCTGCAGCTATATACGATAAGATATTTTCAGTTAAAGGAAAGTTTTTAGTAACTATTGGTAATGCAATACATCAATACGATGGTGCTTCAACTGTAAGTTCGGCAATAATTACTTTACCTTCAGGACAAACATTTACTGATGTAGCAGATGTTGGTGCCGTAGTATTAGCTACAGCAACTGACGGAAGAATATATGCAATAAAAGATGTAACAGGAACACTAACTGCTAATGGACAAACTGAGTTATCTAGTAATGAGATACCTACTTGTGTTGCAGAAGTTCAAGGAGAAATTTTTTACGGAACAAAAGAAGTACAGACTTCAGCATCTAAAGTAGTAGGAAGATTATATAGAGCATCACTTACTGTAGCTAACGACTTATATGTATTAGCTAATCAACAATTAATTAAAGAATGGAACATAGATTCTGTAACTGCACAACCTATGTTTTTGTTTACAACCAGGGATTCTGTCTATACAGGTATTAAAGAATCATCAAGCGAATCGTATTTGTGGAGATACTATTTACCTACTGCAGGTATAGCTAGAGACCTTGAGTTTGAGGCAGGAGGATTAATAAAAGGTATTAATAAAGTAAATGAAAAATTAATAGCAATAGTTACTGGTAGTGGCTTTTACAAAGAGACTTCAAACTTTTTGACAGAAGGTTATTTAATATCAGCAGCAGCAGATTTCTTTACAGCAGAAAAAAAACAATTTGTAGAAGCACAAATAGAAACAAGTAATATGCTTTCTGGAACATCTGCTGAGTTGCATGTTTCGGATAATTTAGAAAGTATTAATAGTAAAGATGATGCTGATTGGGATTTAGCATTAAATATTATTTCAGGAGAAGGTACTGCAACAGCACAAACAAACAAAGTGTCTAGGTATATAGCATTAAAACTTGTTATTAAATCTGCAGATGCTACACAGACACCGAAAGTGTTAGCTATACAAACCCGTGCATTAGCTAGACCAGAACTTGTAGTTGTACAGATACCTGTAAATTTAAGTGACAGAGTAGAAAGACCTTTTAGAAAACCTATAACTGTTAAGAATTTAGGAGAAACAATTTATCAATCTCTTAAAGATAAAGAAGGAAGCTCAGTAACTTTAGAATTGTTTGACCCTGCTGAAGTTATAAGAGGTGTAGTAGAATCTATAGCATATCCTATAACAGGACAGTTAGCAGAAGTTGGAAGTGTAACTCAATATGCTATTATTACAGTACGAGGAACAAGACAAGAAATTTATGGTAATGTTACATCAGGTAATATATACGCTGTAAATAGTTTTGCGAAAGTAAGATTTGGATAATAAATTAACTATAAGTTTAAATAAAATGTGTATAATGGAGAAGAATGACAGCAAGAGAAACTAATTTAGTAAACGCCTTTGAGACTACCTTAGCTGCACAGCTAGCTAGTGGTGGTACAACAATGAATTTGACAGATGACCCAGGTATTGATTCGCCTGTATATTTAGTAATAGACCCAGATAACGATAGCAACCGAGAAGTTATTCTATGGTCTTCAGGCACTAACCATGCAGCAGCAACAGTAACAAGAGACATTGATTCAAAGCATGGAACAGACCCAACACACGCAGCAGGAACACAAGTACGATTAGCTGTTGTTAAACAACACATTGAAGAAGCACATGATGCTATTCAACAAGGTTTCGTATTAGAAGATGGAGACGGCACAGAAGTTACTATTGCACCTATTGTTTCATCAGGTGTATATACACAAAGAGAAGTAAAATTTATTGACACTGGTGGTCTTGATATTAACTGGACTGATACAGATGTAGGTAGTGATACAGACCCATACGACTTAACTTTTACATTAGATTTAAATGGATTGACTGCAGCAGCAGTTGATATAGCAGCAGACAGTGTAGCTATAATTGATGCTAACGATTCTAACCTAACAAGAAAAGAATCATTAGCAGATGTCATAGCAGCTATAGACGGAACAGGTTTAACAGCTAGTTCTGGAGTATTATCTGTTGACGCATCACAAGCTATTACAGCTTTGACTGGTGGCGATTTAACAATTTATGATGATGCTAATAACGCAGATGTTTCACTTGCGTTAGGTACATCAGCTACTGAGTCATTAACAATACAAGTTTTAAACGGAGCTTCTAACAAGACAGCAGAGGAAGTACATTTCTCTACAGCTACAGCTTCTGGAACTGCAGACCATGGAAAGATGGTATTCGATATTGATGGCACTGACATCCTAACAATAGATGACGGTGGTCTTGATATAGCTTCAGGCAAAACCTTTTCAATAAATGGAACAGATTTACCTACGACTGCTTTTACAGCAGGTAACTTAATAGATTTTGACGGAACAGATATTGACGTAGATTTAAGCGAAGCAGCAGAAGAAGCAATCGCTAATGGAGACTACATAATATTCTTAGATGGTGGTGCAACAGGTGCTGCTAAAAAAGAAAACATTGCAGACATTGCTACATTATTTGCAGGTACAGGACTTACAGCTTCAAGCTCAGTCATAGCTGTAGATGCCTCCCAGGCAATAACAGCATTAACTGGAGGAGATTTAACTATCTTCGATGATGCTAACAATGCTGACGTATCACTTAAGATGGGTACTTCTGCAACAGAAGCATTATCAATAGAAGTCTTAAATGGAAGTGGTAACAAGACAGCTGAAGAAATAAAAATTCAAACATCTACTGCGTCAGGTACAGCTAATCATGGAAAGATTTCTGTATACATAGATGATGTAGAAATATTAGACATAGATGATGGTGGAATAGATTTAGCTTCAGGTATGTCTTTTGCTATAAACGGAACAGATTTACCAACTGCAGCTTTAACTGCAGGTAATCTAATAGATTTAGACGGAACAGATATAGACGTTGACTTATCAGAAGCTGCAGAGGCAGCTATAGCTGACGGAGACTATATACTTTTCTTAGATGGTGGTGCTACTGGTACCCAATCTAAAGAAGCTCTTGCTGATTTAGCTACACTTTTTGCAGGTGGAGGACTAACAGCAGCTAGTTCAGTTATATCAAACGATGTCATTGGTAAACAATCAATGTGGGTACCTGCAGCAGCAATGTCTCCAACAGCTTCAGCAGGTTGTGCAGCAATTACCTCAGTAGAAAGCACTGCAGGTAGACCTGACATAAAAGTTCTAGATTTCGATGCCTCATCAGACGAGAACGCACAGTTCTCAATAGCGTTTCCTTCGTATTGGAATGAAGGAACAATAACATATCAAGTATATTGGACAACAGCAGCAACAGATACAGATGGAGTTGCCTGGTCTTTAGCAGGTGTATGTGTATCAGACAACGATACAATAGATGTAGCATTTGGAACAGCAGTAGTTGTAACAGATGATGCACTTGGTGCTGCAGAAGACCTTTGCGTAACAGCAGAGTCAGGTGCAGTAACAATAGCAGGAAGTCCTGCAGCAGGAGATTTAGCTTACTTCAACATAGAGCGTGACGTATCAGATGGAAATGATGACATGGCAGAAGATGCACGACTAATAGGGATTAAAATATTCTATACAATAGATGACGTCCACGAGGCATAAACAATGGCAGGACCAACATCATTCGGTTATCAAGTAGCAGGTTTCGGAGGTGGCTCTGTATCAGAACCTCTTGAAATATCTTTCTTAGTTATTGCAGGTGGCTCAGGTGGTGGAAATGGATTTCACGGTTCAGGTGCAGGTGCAGGTGGATATCGTAGTGCTTGGAATGGAGAAACATCAGGTGGTGGAGCTTCAGCACAAGCAGCTTTAGAATTAGACCCAGGCACTGATTATACCGTACAAGTTGGTGGTGGTGGAAGTGCTAATGGTTATGGTGGCAACTCAATTTTCGCTAATGTATCTACAGTCCGTGGAGGTAAAGGTGTGAATAACATGCAAAACGGAATCTCTGGTGGCTCTGGTGGTGGAGGTGGAGGCGAAGGTGGCAACGGTGGTGGTGCAGGAACTGCTAATGAAGGTCGTTCAGGTGGAGGTGGCTCTCCAGACGGTGGTGCTTACGGTGCAGGTGGTGGTGGAGGTGCTGGAAATAGTGGCAATGGTGGCGATGGAAATGTTGGTGGAAATGGTGGCAATGGTGTCGCATCTACTATCGGTGGAAACTCTGTAACTCGTGCAGGTGGTGGTGGAGGTTCAGTCTTTAATAATGCAGGTGGTACTGCAGGTGGCTCTGGTGGTGGAGGAAGTGGAGAAAGAGGCAATGGTGGTACTACATCAGGTGCAGCAAACACTGGCAGTGGTGGTGGTGGTCGAGACCGTCAAGGTGGTAGTGGTAGTGGTGGCTCAGGTATTGTTATTTTAAGATATAATTCAGGATTCTCTGCAACAGTAGAAAACAATTTAGGTAGTAACTCAGCAGATGGTGGCGATGGAAATACTATTTTAACAATTACTTCAGGTAACGGAAATGTTAGTTGGGCGTAATGGCACATTATGCAATTTTAAATGATGACGATATAGTAATAGAACTTATTACTGGTCGTAATGAAGATGACACCATAGATGGTGTAGAACAGAATTGGGAAGCTAACTATGCTGCAAAGCATGGTGTTGCAACAGAAAAATGTAAAAGAACTTCTTACAATACAGGTCACGGTAAATATTATGACTCAGAAAATAATTTACATTCTGACCAATCAAAAGCATTTCGTGCAAATTATGCAGGTATAGGTCAATTTTACGATAGAGATAACGATGTATTTCATGCAGCTAATGTTGGAGGAGAAAGTTGGGTTTTGAATACAGATGGTTATTATTACGAACCACCAGTTGCTTATCCTTCTGATGGTCATAAATATAATTGGCATGAAGATGTTACCAACTGGGTTAAAGCAGTAGACTCTTCAGAACTAGATATAGACCACCCTTAAAAACATAATGGTGGAGCCATTAGATTTAGATAAAGTAAACATTTTTGACAACCCTATGCACATGAAGATATGGGGTCACATGTTTTCTAAAGCATGTGGTAGTGAAAAAAATAATGTCAACCCTAATAAACAATTATTAAATAAACTGACAACTAAATTTATACAAGATTATACTAAACATTGTGGAAAAAATACCGATAAACATACACCCTAAAACTGAAGCTCATAAACAATTAATGGACTTGTATCCTCCAGAATTAGCTAATAAGTTTTTACCTGCTTGGTATAAGAAGCAAAAAATATATCGTAAAGATGAAATACCACAAGGCAAAGATGTTAAAAATTGTCCTGCTATACAAGATACATTAACGAGTGGAATTATAATACCTTCTTGGAGTGATATATTAATTGAAAAGTTTGCAGCAGACGGCAAGTGGGAATGGCAAGCTACTGTTGGTTTAAGTTATGCTTATCGTGCAAATGAAGATTGGATTTTACATCAACCTGAGTCTCAGTTTAAAGGATTAGAAAAAGAAAAATTTAAACTTAATATAGTTAAAGGATATGGTGCGTTAAAACTAGCTTGTCCGTACTGGTTTAAGACACCACCTGGTTATGGTATAGAATTTACTGACCCTTTTTATCATCATCGAAGAAACATAAAGTTATTACCTGGTCGTGTAGAATCAGACAAATGGCACGAAACAAATTTTCCATTTGAATTTTATCAAGATGTAGATGACGAAGACAGCACACAAATTATTATTAGAGCAGGAGAACCTCTTATGATGCTGACTCCTTATAAAATAGAACAAAGAGTGGAATTAATAAAACATGGTTTTGATATAGAATTTCATACAGAACAATTAAAAAACTCTCAAATCTTGGCATCTGTTACAAGTGACTGGAACAGATATAAACAAAAGCACAATGAACTTCATACCGAAGAGTAAGAAAACTATTGCAAAGTATACTTTATTAAGTGACAATACTAACTTAGGAATTTATCCAAATTTTGAAAATGCTTATACTAAAGACACTAACTGTCCTACAGTAAACTCTTTAAAAAATAGATTCTATAGTGTAAACTCTCCTTTTTCTTTAGATATAAATTTTGATAAAAATAATTACAATTATAAATTCGACACCAAAGTACATACAGATAATACTGACATGCACAATTTAATTAAAAGAACATTATCTTTAGATACTATGAAAAATGGTGTTACTAATTTACAAATGTTATCTCCTTATGCTTTTGTTACTGATGATAAAGAATTAGAAGTTACAATACTGCAACCTAATATAATAAATAAAAATGTAGAGTTTGCTACTGGGTCGTTAGTTCCACATTCCTGGATTAGAACAATAAATAGTGCCTGGATTCTTACAGGTAAAGAAGGTAATGTAACTTATAGTCAAACAAAACCTATGTTTTATGTGTTGTTTAACAAACCAGTGGACTTACAATACGTTGAACCAACAGAAAAAATATTTAGATATTGGCAACATAGCAGAGATATAACAAGTTATACATCTAACATAACGAAACATTTTAATTACATAGTTAATAGAAGACCTAAGAAACTTTTATGATATAATCCATTAACCATGGATTATTTAATAGGATTTTTAATAGGCTACTGCTGTAAAGAAGTATACAGAATACTTAAATATATGAGCACATCCGAAACTATTTTCCTAGATGAGGACTGGGATATGTTATCCCATGATGACCTACCATAATGACTACAGGTAACGGATTCACACAAAAAGAAATGTTGGTAATGATATTAGAAGGTCAAAAAGAAATCAATAAACAGATAGATGAGTTACATGAAAAGGTTAATACAAAGATTGGACGACAAGAATTGTTTGGGTGGATTGTTGCTGTCGGTGCATTGTCTGCACTTGTCGGCAACCTAATGTGAGGAGTATGATGGCAAAATATAATGGCGATGGCTGTTGTGGTGGTGGCTGCTGTGGCACTGTATAAACAGTGTTACTTAGAATATGTATAGCACTATTCTTAGCCGTGCCTATACCTGCATTTGCAGATGAAACACCTACAACTACTACAACCACTACTACTACAATACCTGAAGGTCAAGTAGTAGAAACAGAAACCTTTGACGGTGGTGTAGATTCTAATGAACAGACAACAGATATAGTTGTACCTGAAACAGAGAATAATAATTTAGTAAACATAGACAATACCTGGAGTGGTTTGTATGGTATGACAAACACTCATATAGAACTTGAATATCAAAAACATAGTGGTGGTTCTAACGACTATGAGTTTACCTTGCCTGAAGACCATGATGTCTATGAGGTAGGTTTTACTATAGGTGCATTAAATAATACAGGTAGTGTTGAGTACACACATAGTGATGACACTACACAAAGTAATACTATAGATGCACAGACTTACAGTAATAACAATACAATGTGGGAAGATATTGTTTATAACATTTATGACCAAACAAATCTATTTATAGATAAGTTTGTTATAACAATTAATGACTGGGCTTTAGTAGATGACATAGAGATAAAGTACATAGGCACTACTACTACCACCCTTGACCCTTTAACAATACAGAGAAATGCTAACTTTGCTTCGTATGGTATATCAGAAACTGATGAAGAAAAAGGTATAAGAGAAGAAGAAGAAGCTGAAGTCTTGGAACAAATTATTGTTATGGAGATACAAGAAGCTATAGAGGTTGAATCTAATATGGCTGAGACAGGATACAACGAGACCGATGAAGAAAGAGCAGAAAGAGAAGAGCGTACTAATGTTGTTATTGTTGTTGGAGACGAAGAGGTTACATACACAGAGAAAGAACAGAACGATGGCACTATAGACCGTGACCAGGAGAGAGCTATGAACGAGGAGCTATATGGTGTAGCTCTTACAAATGAACAGATAGAAAGAGGAGACTTAGAATTATATGATGTCGAAATTATTGACGAAGATATATACGAAGAAGAAGAACAGTTTATTGATGATGCTGACATACTTGACATTGAATACATTGAACTTACAGAAGAAGAGATGGAAAGAGAAGCTAAAGAGTTGGAGTATGAGCAGGAGATTGAGTTCTTTGAGTTTGAATCTGAGGAAAAAGCTAGAGAGTTTATTGACACACTAATTGAACTAGAAGAGATGGACTTAGAAATTTATGAAGTAGAAATTTTTGAGGAGGATATTGTTATTGATGAGGTAGACTGGATAGATATATATGTAGAAAACGATTTGTTTCCACCTACTGAAGAAGAAATACAAGAAGATTTGTTGGAGGTACAAGATGAAAAAGTTAAAGAAAATGTCGAGGAAGTTTTGGATGAGTCGATACAGGAAATTGTTAGTGAAGATACGTCAACCACAACATTACCGAGAGTGGAAGAGGAAGAATCCATAGAGCTTACTGAAGAGGAAGTAGCTGTTGAAGTTGCAGAGATAGAAAAAGTTATTGTTATTGAGATAGAGATAGCTACTGAACAAGAGATAGAAGAGTTTACAGAAGAGGAGTTAGTAGAGTATGAAGAAGCTAAAGAAGAAGCAATACAAGAGTATGTCGAAGAGCTTACCAACGAAGAAGCATCAGAAGTTTTAGAAGAAGTTAATGATATTGGTGTACAGAACTTAGACCAGGCATCAGAAGAAGTACAAGAAGTTATACAGGCTGTAGTTGAGGAAGCTATTGAAGATGTAGCTGAACTTACAGAAGAACAAGTAGAAGTTGTAGCTGAGGTACTCCAGGTAGAGGCAGAAGACGTAGAGATAATAGCTGAGTCTGTTAAAGAGGACGAGGTTATAGCTGAGGCAGTAGAAGAGTACGTTGAGAGAGCCGTGGAGAACGCTGACGTAGAGAATTACACACTAGCTGACGTTGTGACAGAGGTATCTTATGAATCGTTTATAGAAAATCCTATAGAGACATTCGTAGATTTTAATAATTTAGGAGACATAACTGTTGCAAACATAGGAGATGACATGACTCAAGACCAGAAGGAAAAAGCTCAAGAGGTTGTAGTGCCAGTTATTCTGACTAGAATAGCTAGTATGGCAGCTTTCATGTTTAGGAGAAGTTGATGATTAAAAAGCTATGGGCTTGGTTTATCGCAGCAATTAAAGAAACATTAAACCTTAGTTGGACTTTGGTTGGTTTAGTTATTGCAACACTTACCTTGACAGGTTCTGCACAACAAGTAACAGGGTTAGCTACGTTAATAACATTAGCTGTATGGTTACTTACTATTAGTTTTAGAAAGGATTAATGATGCAACTAGATGTTATTAGAACACAGTTCGGCAAGGATGCTACCAACGGTATGCTATTTATAGATGGTCTATTTGAATGTTATACATTAGAAGACCAGTATCAAGCAGTCAAAGTAATGCACGAGACCTGCATACCTGAGGGTACATACGATGTACAGTTTAGAAAGACTGGTGGGTTTCATGCTAAGTATACAGAGAGATACAAGAACGCACATTATGGCATGTTGCACATACAAAACGTACCTAATTTTACTTACATACTGATACACACTGGCAACACAGATGAGCATACCAGTGGGTGTCTCATTGTTGGAGAAAGTCAACAGGACTTAGACATATCTGCTGACGGATTTATAGGTTCAAGTGCCGTAGCGTACAAGAAAATGTATGCAAAGGTGGCTAATCAATTACTACAAGGTAAGAAAGTTACCATTAAATACAATACAATAAACAATCTATTAGAAAATAAACCATTGGATAACAAAGCTAAAGACCATTTGATATTAGCTGAGTCTGTATATGATAAATTGCAAGAGATAAACGGTAATGTCATCAAGACTAATGCTATGATTAAAGGTAGATTAATAAACTAGGAGATTATAAATGAGTGCAGAACTTAAAGATATGTTGGAGAGAACAAGTTGGACCTTCGTAGAAGCGTTCATCGGTGCTTTAACAGTAGCTCCATTGGTAGGTGTAGACGCTGAAGTACTTCAGTTGGCTGCTCTTGCAGGTGGTGGTGCAGCTTTAGCTGTAATTAAGACTTACGCCAAAAAACAAATTGGTGGTAACTCACAATCAGTCAGCAAATAATTTAATTAAATACACGATTTCTAAGTAAACCTCTATAGACTGTTGGTAACAGGGCTAAAGGAGGTTTTATGCCAAAGAAAAAAAAGCTATCCTCTGAAGAGTTAGGTAATAACTTTTACAAAGCAGGATGGATGCCAGGCTATGAGATAGATAATGTCACTGGTCTTGGAGAAATCACACACGTAGGAAACGACCCCAACTATCAATCAAAGTATGATGACATACTAAAAGAGTGGGGCTTTGACCCAAACTTATATGAAATAGATGGGCAAGTTCGTGCATCTAGTTGGAATACACAGCTAAAAGGTGGACAAGTCGAGACATTCTATGCGTTTAAAGGTATTGTTCGCAAGAAAAAACCAGGTCACGACAAATACTTTAAGCAATTACTGAGTGCTGCAAAAAGAAAAGTACCCATAAAGAAGTACGACAAGGGTGGAGACACAGCGTTTATGTTCTTTATGAGTGACTGGCAACTAGGTAAAAAAGATTACGGTGTAGAGAATACAGTCAAGAGATATGATGTAGCTTTACAAGATGCAGTACAAAGAATTAAAGAACTACGTAAAACTAACGTACAAATAGATGAGATATATATAGCAGGTGTTGGAGACCTTACAGAAAACTGCTACGGATTCTATGATTCTCAACCATTTAATATAGAGCTGACACTAATAGAACAGTACGCACTAGCTAGAAGTATGATGATGAAAACAATAGATACATTCTTACCATTAGCTAAACGTATTGTATTGTGTGGAGTACCAGGTAATCATGGCGAGACCTCCAGGTCAGGCAAGGGTCAGGTTACAACTACACGTTTAGATAACTCAGACACTATGCACATGGAAATATGCAAAGAGATTATGTCTGCTAATCCTGATAGATATGGACACGTAGAAGTAAACATACCTGAAGGATTTCATCAGAACATTACCGTCAAAGGTAAGACTGTTGCTATGACACATGGACATATGTCAACAGGTGGTGGTAACGCTGAAGCTAAGATAGAATCGTGGTGGAAAGGACAGATGTATGGTTTCTTACCATCGGGAGACGCAGAGATTCTTGTAACAGGTCACTATCATCACTTTCGTAGTAAGCAGCAAGGAGATAGAACTTGGTTTCAGTGTCCTTCATTAGATAAGAGCATAGACTTTACTGCAAGGACAGGTAACTGGTCACACCCAGGTGTCTTATCGTTTACTGTCAGCAATAAAGGTTGGGATAACTTAAAAATCTTGTAGTTTGTGTGGTACATAGTGCCACTACTATATTGTCTCTTGTCTGAGGGCAACCTCAAAGGGATAGATGCTCAATGTTTATAGGGTTTTAGTTAACAAGGTCTAAATTATACATACTGTATTTAAGAGTTAGTTCTTCCCCTGGTTCTATATTTTTTAGTGCCGTTAAGTATTTGTATCCTTGTATGTCAACAGTTCTGCAGTTCGGTTCGTCATTATGATTAACAAAACCTCCGAGTGGTGTGCGAATAAATCTATTAGGAAATCTTGTATCATGTACATGTGATATGCCTAAGCTATATCCTTGCTCGATAGCAGTAACACAAAACAAACCTAACCCATCTATATCTGATACTCGTATCGTTACACATTCAGGCAGTGGTGTGTACCCCATTAGAAAGGTGCCTCATCTTGTAAATCTTTATATACTTTCTGTTCATCTAAAGTACTTACAAGTGCATGACATGTTGCCCATGTCCAGGCATGTGGGTTGTATTCATCTACAAGTTTATACCTTGTAGCACAAAAGACATTACCCTCATTGTCGTAGTAGGTATCTTTATTATCTTTGCACAAGTAAGGTGCTTTGTGTGTACGGTCAGGTTCAGCAGGAATATCAAAGTTATAAGTAGGGTATCTTTTTTTTATTCTATCTAGTAACTTGTTGATTGATTCGCTGCTACCTATTTCTTCTAAAGCCATTTATCAAATGGAAAGTCTTTGCTACCTATGTACCAACCTTTACCACAACCATCTTTGTCTGCACCATAGTTGTCACAAGTAAAGTCAGGTATGTTTTTAGCTTTCTCATTAGTTGCTTTTGTTTCTCTGTTGTCCTTAATCCATTCAAACTTTTGACAGTCAGGACATTGCATTTGTGTATCACTTATATCAGTAGTCATGCTGTCTAACATAGCCTTGTCATCTTGCATAAGCGTACCGAAATGACCTAAGAAAGTTTTCATATCTCCGTCAGACCAATCCTCTATCTCTTTAGGCAGGTTGTCTTCCATTGATTGTTGCCAAGCAGAATCTTTAATTTGTTTTCTTAGCTTTGCATCAGGACACATGTCTTTAATGATATCTGATATTTGGTCAGCAACAGATTGTTCATCAGCTCCTATGTCTTTAGAAAAGTCTTGCTTAGCTTTCTTAAGTGCAGCATCTTCTTGTTCTATGACAATGTCTTTAACTCTGCCTGTCTTCTGTATTGGTTGTACCTTACTCATCTCTTCTTGTGACGGTCTCTTTTTAGTACTACCTTGATACTTCCAATTAGCTAATGCTCTACCGATAGCTGATGTTTCGCAATTTTCCATCCAAGCATCTGCGTTTGCAAATCCACCTTGACCTTTAGTTTCTTGTGCAAGACCTGTTGATACAGGGTTTACATCTTCCCTATTTAGATAGACCATTGCTTTAACAATTACCATAGTGCCGTCATCACTTGTTTTTACAACCTCTGTAAACACACGTCCATCAGGGTAATCCTTCCAAAACTTTTTTAGTCTTACCTCTACTACTTCATAATCATCTTTATTATATTTAGCCATTTATTCTCCCTCGTTAAGTATCTTGTAGACACGTTGCCTACTTAGTTCCGTTGCTTTGCTTATTTGTATTACGCTCCAACCCTCAGCAACAGAATCATTTATTAGTTTAGTCCTGACTTGTGACAATTTATTAAGCTCATCCTTTTTACTATCCATTAATAGTTTATTAAAAGATAATAGTTCTAGTCCCACTTCATTGCTTTGTCTTTTATTAGTCATCACTGTTTAACCAATCTCCAATGTCTCCATCACTAACGTTCCACTCTACCTCTTCATTATTTTTTAAATCAATAATTCTATAACGTGTACTTGATAATGTATTTTTTAATTCATCTATACTGTTGAGTTCTTGCAGCTTTATTTTTCTTAGCTCTGTTAAGGTAATACCAAAACCTATGAACACATCTCTAAGTATTTGTACTACTGTTATACATATACCTGTTAACAATACAGTCATAATAACTATCAACACAACCCATTGTATCTCCATACTACTCTTCTTCCTTGAACGCCTCGTTCTCCACGGTGTCAGGATTGTCTGCCTGGTATTGTCCCTTTTCATTTCTCGCTCTTACTAACTCTCCGTCTTCATCAACTTCAAGTGTTTGTACAACTACAGGTACAGTCGCAGTCATTCCTGTAAGTATAATCTTATTGTCTACTCGTATGACGTTACCTGTAAACACTTGCTTGTCTTCTATCTTAAGTGCCATTAGTTCTGCAACTAAATCTTCTACTGTCATTTCGCTCATTCTTCCTCCATTGCTTTTTCTACTTCGTGTATTTGTATAACCATATCATTATGGTCTTTGACAAACTGTTCTATAAGTTCATCTACTTTACTTACATTAGTTTCTTTTATTACTAATGTCTTCTCTACTGTTTGACCACCACATGCGTTGGCTAATTCAATAGCCCACTTTTTTAGATAGTTAGGTTCGCCAAATAAATTAGCCATGATTCTCCTTATCCTGTATTGTTTTGTTATCTAGACAACAACAGTAGAACTTGTTGTGAACTTGACCACATATCTGCTCGGTTGGTCTTTCAGTTCTCTGACTTTCCTGTTAGCGTCAACAAGATTGTCGAACTCCCACTTACGTTCTTCACTATTGTATATATCTATAGCCGTAACTACATACATCATACTCATAATGTTACTACACATTTACAAATATTGACAACTATCATTGTTAAACTAACTTCAAGTTGTTACTTGTTTCTTCGTCAGGCATTGACAACAAGTAATAAATGTAGTGTCCCTTTTGTTTTGCACGTACAGTAGCTATGTCATAACCCTCTTTTCTTAGGTCGTGCAGTAGTCCACCGAATCTAGTACATCGTAACTCATAGACAAATTCTCCATTGCTTATCGGTTCTTCATCTCTGAATCTAACTAATGCCCAGGCAATTAAATCTTTCTTATACTTAATATGCCAGGGTACTCTTGTATTTCTAAACGATTTCACAATCATTCTTCCTCCTCTTGTATCTCTTCTATCCTTGCGTCAGTTAACATGTCGATAACTAAGTTAGGATTTTCCTTGTAGTCTTTGTTGTTAAACATAATCCAATATGTTTTAGTCGGCATTAGAACGGTGGCTCATCTAAAACTGCGAAGTTATCTCTTGCTATATCTTCTATCATGTCGCCTTTCTCTAGCTCCTTGTATAGAGATTGTAGATATTTATGATGTTGTTTTAGCATGTATCTTTGCTCATCATATCTTGTATACCTTGCATCACTCCAGGACTTTATGCCTCGTCGCTTTTCTACATTGATTCTGTTTAACTCGTCTTGCAATCTATCAGATAAAAAATCCAACAGCTCGTAAGAATCAACATGTCCTTTAAATAAGTTAGCCATTATTCTTCCTCCTGTAATTTTAAAGTAATAGTATCACTTGTGATTATGTGTTGTCCTAATCCATTCTCTTGTACCCATTCGTGTATGTGGTCAAGTGCCGAATAAGTTTCTCCACAATCTTCAGTAATTATATCTATTGTTAGTCTTTCAATTTTCATAGCCATTATTCTTCCTCCTTTGTATTTAGTTTCGTAACCCTTTGTCTATCTAATTGTTCTGCATGTAACTTAAGTCCGAATGTTGGGTGGTTCATTTGTGTCCCACCTTTTTTATTAGAAGCTAGTCTACGTCTTTGACTTCTATTCATTCTTCCTCCTGTACTTGTGTAAACTTACCGTCTACTATCTCTTCGCTATGTATAAACGTTGCCTCTGATACATACGTTGGGCTATGTTTCATAAAGGTAATGAGCTTCTCGTCTGCTTCTTTCTTAGTAGTAGCCATGACAGTTAGCTCTCCGTCTATCTTGTACTTGTATTTCTTTATCATATTCTCCTTTGTTAACTCGTCGTCTAAGTCGTCCAATATCTCATCATCGAACCACATAACTTAGACTCTCTCCTGGTGCATTTGGTTACACATTAGTTGTAGGTTTTCCCCATAGCTTTACGACTGCTAGAAGTATGTAGAATATTTGCTCTATCTGTTCCTCGTTGAACAGCTCGTCATCCTCAATCATCTCCATGCTTAGTGTCAGTATCTTCATTACTCTTGGATTGTTTACCTCCCACATATCTGATTGTGACACTGCGTCTTTCAGCAATTCGAATCTCCTATCTATGAAACTTCTATCTACCACTAGAACATCCCAGGAAATTCTACGTTGTGTTGTAGTTCCTGCATGTTTTCTAACTCGTCTGCAATCTCTTCTAAGTTTTGTATAGCTTCCTCTAGTTGCATAGCTTTCTCACTTGCCTGTAAATTTTCAGGCATGTTGTCGAGCCATTGTTCTAACTCCTCCCTAAGGTTATTGACTTCGTCAATGTTTGTTGTTAAGTCCATGGCATTACTTAGTCTTGTTGCTCTGCTCTCATACTTCGGCATATTATCTCCCTTGTTATTACTTACTTACTTAGACGATGCAACCCTGGAAAAGGTTACACATTAATTTCTTTTTTTCTCCATCCATGAATTGGGTGGTAACTGTTTTGATACGCATGTTTATATTCACTCGCATGTCTCTCTCTAACATAGTTCAGTAGATTGGTATAACTACTGTATCTTTCCTGCCATTCTTCGTGTGGAGTCATGCCATTAGCTTGTTGTCTTTCAAATATAAATTCATCATTGAAGCCATAACTTTTAGACACTTCAATAAATTTTTCTACACTTCCCTCTAATGTTTTTCTTCCTCCGTCTTCTAAGTATGCGATTATATCTTTTAGTTCTTTTACTTTCATAATATCCTTTCTTTCTATTACTTAGACTATTGCTTCGTCTAAAACGTTACATAAATTATTTAAAGTTTTTTGTCCACCGTCTGACAACTTGTCTGCATCCCATGTCAAGTCGCCTACTAAAGTTTGTATCTTTAGATATCTGCCTCTTGTCATGAAGATATACTCAAGTCCTCCGATTGTTATATACTTACCCATCTGTTATCCTTTCTGTATTTTCAACAATAAATTTGTTGTAGTTTTTATTTATATATTTAGTCGGAGAATATATTTTTTGTGATGAGCTTTTTTTCTTTGAGGCATTTGCCCTCCTGTATGCTCTGTTCATTATCTTCCCTCCATTATTTTTAATATTACTTTTGTTCTTGCAGGATTAAACAAAGTAGAGGAGCAACCTGTATTGAATGCAGGACTAAAGTCTGCTCCGTTCTCAGGCATACCTGCTTGTATCTCCTCGTACTTCTCACAATAATATTCTCCTGCCTCATCTCCACCTAGGTAGACACAAGCAAAGTTTGTTTTGCTTGTAGCCTTACCGAATGGACATGGCTTCTGCTTACAACAGAAGCCACTCCTAACGCAGGGTGCATAAGTTGTGTCTGTTTCTAGAACTCCGATATAATTATCCTCTCAGTTCCCTCGACTTCTATTACTGAAGTGTTGTGTTGTAGCTCTTCCATAGTTTTTATGTCGTCGTTGCCTACCTCTTGCAAGCACTCTTCTAAGCTATCGTACTCTGAGAACTGTACAATTAACGCTATAGCATCCATCTCGAATGGGTTCTCCTCGTCGTAACATTCCATTATGTAATCGTACAAAGAACTTAATCCCTCGTATGTAAACTGGTTGTTATAACTTGATTGTTCTCCGAAGTTAAACTCGTCTACGAAATCGGCTTTGCTTAGTTGTTTTATTATCAATGTATCTCCTTATATTTTTATTACTTACTTACTTAGACTATGCAACCTCCGAAGAGGTTACATAGTTTTTATTTCTTTTATTACAACGCTTTAAACATTGTCCACATAAGATTCATTTCCCAACTATCGTAATCTGTTGGTTCATGTCCCCACTCTTCCGAACCGTAGCTCCCTGCTAGTGTTTGCTCGCATCTTCCACTATCAAACATTCTTAGGTAGTTTGCTTCGACGTGAATCCCGAATACAAACTTGCCATCGTCATCGAATCCACCTCGTATCACGGTCTCAAGGTCTGTCTTCTTTTCGCCTGTAGTTCTTACAACGTCCTTATGTTTAACAACTATTGTTATAGTTCTGTCAGCAACTTTATGACTTTTTAAGGTATCATTCATATTTGTCCAGTGTGTCCAATAAACCAAATCAATCTCTAAATTAAATAATCTATCTGTCACGAGCTTATAACTAGGAACTTCTTTAATTCTTAGCTCATCTGTTGGTAACTGTTTGAACTCTGCCTTAACTCCGTAATGGTCGTCTAACCAATACTCGATATAGTTTTTAATCTCTTTGACTTGCTTATTAGTCATTTGTCTTTTAATTCTTTCGCTCATTCGTCGTCCTCCCTTTGTGTCTGATAGTTTTCTATGCTTCCGTATAGGCACTGTATACAGTCTCCTAGTTTTGTGTAACCTTGGTTACATTCTCCCTCTGTCATTATTCTTCCTC